AGCTACTTAACGAATTCATTATCAAAATTTCAATTACTCAATAAATACTTTGATAAATTTTCAGGAAAAGAAGCAAAAGTGAGTTACACCGATTATACCTTTGATAATGAGAACTTTTACGACTATATCAAATCATTCTATAAAGGTGGTTTAAACTTCTATAATACGAAATACCTTAACAAAATTGTTGATGAGGATTGTTTTTCTATTGATATTAATTCAAGTTATCCTTATGTGATGTATCATGAAAAAATCCCAACATATTTAAAAGATTACGCTTCTTATAAAACAAGTAAAAAAATTGAAATTAATGGATTAGATAATAGAGATGTCTACACGCTCTACCGTATGGAAAAAGAAGTATTTAATCGTGAAATACTAGCACATATCAAAAGTAGAGCAATTAAACAATTACTTGTAAAATATTATAATAATCATACTTTTGTAAATATTAATACCAATACCTTACGTTTAATTAGAGATATTGCGGGTGTTAATATCACACATTTAAACGTGTTAAGTTATGTATCATTCGATTGTTATTATTTCGGTTCCCGTGACATTATCGCAAACAACTATTTCATTAAAACACAAGGTAAATTGAAAAATAAAATTGATATGCGTTCTCCTTATGATTACACAATCACTGATGAAGAAAACACACAAACCTTTTCAAGTGAAGAGGTCATGTTATCAAAAGTGGTTTTAAATGGGCTTTACGGTATACCTGCCTTACGTTCACACTTTAATTTGTTTTATCTTGATGAAGGAAAAGAATATACCAATATCATTAATGGACACAAAAACACAGAACGCAATATCTTGTTTAGTACCTTTGTGACATCGCAAGCACTCTATAACTTACTCGTGCCTTTGATGTATGTATCACAATCACAAATTGATGATTGTTTCATTTACTGTGATACCGATAGCTTATATCTAAAATCAAAAATACGTGAGAAACTCCCTGCACGACTTTTCGATTCTATCAGTTTAGGCAAATGGGACATTGAAAACGAACATATACAAAAAATATATGTGTTGAACCATAAAAAATATGCGTATCTGACTGATAAAGGTATTACAGTCAGATGTGCGGGTGTTGGATTGGATAGTTTTAACCTCAACCAATCATTTGAAGATTTTATCAAAAGTGAATTTCATGACAGTGCTAAAATACTTAATCAAAAATCTATATTTAATGAACAAGAAACCATTAGCATTTATCCGTCAATCACTTACATGGATAAAGGGGAAACCTATGCCACAAAGTTTAATTATTTAGATGAAATCAAAAAGGAAATGCTACTCGAACACTTAAAAGAGGAACTGAAAGAAGGACTAGATGATGCGCTTTACATCGAAAGTGAAATCGGGGCTTTTAGTATTCATGATGTTTTTAAAGTCACACATGCACATAGAGAACGTGATGATTTACATCTCCTTGCTATGTTACATGATGAAATAAAGTAAAAACTTCTATATATGAAATGGATCCATTCCATATATAGAAGTTTTTCTTTTAGAGTAGAGTAAACTCTTTCGTGGTCAACATCGGCGAATAAATTCGCTCGTTGTTTTCACGTGTGACATACAACGAAATCAAAGATTTCTGTATGTCTCCATATAATACATATTTTAAACAAATTTTTAAAGTGTCGGTATTTCCGTACCGTTGGTTTAAATCTATCTATATTATAACATATTTTCTAGCTAGCTTTAATCCATGCTTTAAAGAAGTGGTTACCACTTTCAAAGTTAGAAACATTTTCATTCGTGATATTGCCTCCGCCCATCAGTGCATCATTTTTCATATTTTGAGAAAGGAGTTTAAAATTATCGCCACTTTTAAAACCAACATGCCCTGCCCCTGCGTTCCAGAAATAAACCACTGCCCCACGTGGCAGGTCATTCCATATTTTCGTGCGTTGTGCTTTACTTGCCCCATTCGGGACATTCACATGCTTCCAGCCACTCGGTACTGGATTACTCGCAATATTTTTAGCATAGTCTCCTGCTGTATTGAGTCCTAAACCGAAATGGTTAGATACATGATGTACGAGGTCGACACATTGCGCCCCATATGCTCCGTCCTCGTCAAATTTATTCCCAACATTTTTCTTAAGATATTGATAAATCTTTTCCATTGTTTTATTACTGGAAGGTTTAGAATCATCTTTATCATCTTTATCATCTTTACCTTTTGAGCCTTTCGAGCCGTTCGAGCCAAAGTCGAGGCTTCCCACTTTTTTTTCTAACGTGTCAAAAAAGGGGATGTTAATTTGTATTCGATAGGTGTTATTGTAGGTTTTGAATAATTTAAAATATTCATTACTGAAAAACATATCAGTCCCGATAGAATGCAGGTCATAAGTAAGCATTTTTTCAATTTCATTAAAGAGCGCCTCCAATACTTTCTGTCCTTCTCGTCCTAAATCTTTGAGTATCCCACTGATACTATCATCACTACTAGGGGTGTCTTTGCCACCACTTGAATTATTATTTTTCCCTTTTTTAAAGGGGTCACCGCCTAAATGTTTGATAATATTGATACTATCATCGTAAGCATTACCATAATAGTTAGCAGGCGAATTTGCTGTAGAATTAGGTGCAAATATCCACCAGTTACCAGCTGCTGTCATTACCATGTAGTGTGAACCAATGGACTTTTTAGGTAAACTATTATAGAACTCTCTAGGGTTACCTGTTTCGAAAGGTTTTTGTACACCTGTTAAAGGGTCTTGCATTGAAATAGGTGCGCCACTGTCTTTATTCCAATGCGTTTTAATCACTTTACAATCTTCATCAACGGCGAGTAATGGATTTGCTTTATCTTGAGGTGCGCCACGCATATAGTGATTAAGAAAATTGCCTTGTGTACCACCTTCAATAATGGCTTTCGTTAAGAATATGACATAACTGCCACTTCCTAGATTGTATTCAATACGAGGAATAATTTTATTTTTAACATAGGCTTTCGTTAATCCGAACCGAGCAACTAATCGGCTGGCATGTGTAACAAAATAACCAGCCATTTTATCCTTACTAATACCAAAGTTGTATGCTGTTGGTTGTGATAAGAATTTTTTGTACTCGTCCATTGAGTAATCTTTACGCATAACCATTTACTTATCATCTCCCGTTTGCCCGTCACGTTTTTTGAACGTTTCCCACATGCCACTTGCCATGAGACCACTAATGATACCACTGAGTATTAAACCATATACGGATATATTGGTTTGTATTTCAGGTACGACATAACTAAACAAACTCACAATCACACCAATACCCATTGATACTATGGGTATGATGTCTTTAGGTATATTAAACAATTTCTTTATGACTTCTGTTAAGCCGAGTGTGATTGCACTAATCGTCAGTGCAAATGATGTAATGACTTCCATGTTATCAATCCTCCTAACAATGTTTATATTTTATATTTGTTTGAATATCGTGGTCAACATCGGCAACTAAAGTTGCTCGTTGTTTTCACGTGGGAGATACTACGAAATCAAAGATTTCTGTATCTCTCCATTACTTCCTACGTTTATTATAATACACATTTTGTAACATCGGATTAAATGTACCATCATTGTGCCAAAATCTCACACCATATTCAAGTAATGATTTGAGTTGTCCCATTAAAGCCGTATCAACATTCGGTATTGTATAATTACCATTAATGGATAAATAGTTACATATTGTCATACTGTCAATCGGTTCTATCGGTTGGTTGGTTGAATTTTGTTGGTACCCAAATAATCCATAATATTTCTGAACCGTTGGCACGTCAGTCGGTGCCAGTCCACCTATTTTAAGTGTAATCCCGCTAATATCGTTGGCAATCGCAAACGCATTACCCATGTCACTACCCGTTTCTGTTGGGGGTGTCAGAGCAAGGTCTTTTTGTTCAGCTTGTAAATCTCTGTAATACTCGTATTCTTCATTAAATTTAGAGAAGAGTTGTGTTGGATTAATATTACTTAATAAACTGGTTGCATCGTAAAATTTATCTTTTGCTGATGTATTAGCACTACCTAAACGGCTCATACGTGATGACACAAGTCTATCTTGTGACAGTTGTCTTTTATTTGCCGATTGTGCGTAAGATAACTTACCGTTATCAATTAAAATCGGTACTTGTGCAAATGTATCAATTGTGAGTGATTCATTTAAAAATGAACCTCTATCTACGATAATTTTACCATTTGTGAGTTTCACAGGAACCTCAACGTCTGCTGATTTGTAACGCTCGGGGTAAACTTTAATTTCATTATGATAACCAATAATGGAACGTGTTCTCAGTTTCAGACCTGTATCACGTCTGATGAAACCTGCGTCTAGGAACAAACTACCATTTGCCCAATCATATAACTCGATTGTCATATATTCATTTCGGCACATATGCGCATGTTCTTTCGGGTCGAAACCAATCGTTTTACACAATTGATTGAATGACAGTTCGATATTTGTCATGTTCATTCTATTACTGATTTTACCACTTTTTAAGGTATAAATTTTTCCGATATCTTCTTTGGTCTTAATTTGTTCTAAGTCGTCATTATCTATAAATAAACTTGGTATCAGTTGTATTTTTTGGAAGTTTTGCGTAATCCAAGGAAAGTCTGCCAATTTATCCATAATACTATTAAAATCTTCATATTTACATAAGTATAAATCAACGGGACTAGTAATTTTATCATATATTGTCCCTTTTGAAGATGAAATTCTTGGGTGGTCTTCATCTCCGAATTTTTTTCTTAAATCAGCACTTGATTGCCATAACACATAGTTACTCCCGAAACTTTGATAATAGTTAGCGATATATTGCTTGTCACTCATTTTAAGAACATCATCATTTGTGCGTAAGGCTTGTAATTGTTGTTCGTAACTTTTATTTGATAGGTGTTGGCGGTCAATATTGACACGCCCCACTGTTTTTTCTAATGTATCCCCTTGTGTAAATGTCATCAACGTATCAATCACAAGAGAGAGTTTAACAACTTCATCATTGATATATTCAATATCCATGACAAACGCATAATAACGTCTACCCGGTTCAAAATCACTGACAAAAGTACAATAATTAATCCCCTGTGCCTCTTCCCAACTTATATCAACTCGTAATTCTAATCGGTCACGTATGAAGTTAAATTTACTTTCAAATTTAAATGTAGAAAAATGACCGTCTTTTAAGAAATAATTATCTCTTTCTTCATTTGATTTAAAATGTATGGTATTTTGAAAATCGTTTAACGGTGTATTATATATAAGAACAATATCGGCAACATTATGATACTTATTACTTTTTTTATTGTTGATATTATCATAATCTCTCACAACCATATTAAAAACCTCCTTAAAAAATAAATCCCCTCAAAAAGAGGGGTATTTAATTATTATTTTTCTTCTAATTTTTTTAAACGTCTTTCGATGTCCTCAATGCCTGTGATTTTTTTATAACCACGTCCGACACGAACATAGACGTTGTTTTTGGTGTCACTGATTAAATCATTTTCTTCATTGGTAAATAGTGGCACACGTTTAATATCTCTGACTTGTCTGATTGCTCTTACAAATCGGTTTGCCATAAGTTACACTCCTTAATAGTCACTAAATTTTACTTGTAATGAATGATAAGGGATATTGTTAATTTTGAGTGTAAATATATGAATATGTTCGTATTTTGATGTATTTACACCAATGCTTGTATAATTGTTGTTCACTTTATCAATCGTATAGTCATCAGTTTGAGCAAGATAATGTGTTTTTCCTAATTTTCCGTCTTTATCCATTTCTTTTTCTGAAATAGAAATATTGATGTCATCCATAGGCATAATAGAGTAAATATCAAAGTAAACATGGTCTTTTTTGTTAGCTACATTTTCAGTTACATTTGATGAAACACTGTAGAAGTTTGCTATATTTTCTTTCAATTGCTTCATATTTTCTAATGTCTGACTTTCTTCTAAATCAGATTGAATAGCTTCAACTGTTTTTTTGACTTCATCAATTTCAGATTGTAATTTATCTTGTTTATCGTTTTCTTGAATGGTATCAAGTGTATCAGATAATTTGTCTAATTTTTCTTGTACTTGGTCTCTGTACCATTCTTCATTGTTTTTAAATGTATCTAAATCATATCTGAGTGATTGTAGTTGTTCTGTATGTTCGTCTGAAATGTCTTTCAAACGTTTCGCTTTTTTGGTTAATGTATCAACATCATCATCGAGTTTTTCTAACATTTTATCTTGACGTTCGTTTTCATTATTTAAATAAATCAACATGTTTTGTGTGTCATCTTTGAATTGGTTGTAATCTAATACATGATTACGGAATTTTTTCTCTAACTCTGGTAAACCTGTGATACGTTCGTATCTTCGTCTTAATCTTACATAAACATCATCATTGACATCACTTAATAAATCATTTTGTTCATTTGTGAATAAAGGTTGTTTGTCAATATCTCTAATTTCTCTGATACTTCTAACCATTCTATTTGCCATAAACTTTGCCTCCTACCATTTTTGGTGCTTGTCGCCAACCGTCGCTCGTTCTCACTCGGTTGTGACCTTTGTCTTTTTGTTTCATTGTAGAAAAGTTTTCGTAACTCGTATCTTTCCAGTTTGAATTTTTTCTTATTGCTATAAATCTTGATTTCTTACTCAATTATATCACACTTTCTTTTATGTGTATTTGTTAACTAAAATCATTGGGTCAATGCTATCTGGGTGGTTATATAAGTAACCTCTGCCTTTGTTAACTTGCCAATGTAAGTGAGGACCTGTAGAGTTACCTGTACTGCCTACATGTCCAATCAATTGTCCTTTTTTAACGGTTTGACCTGTTGAGACTTGTCTATCATTCATGTGCATAAAGATATGTGTATACTGACTACCGTCCCAAATTTGTACTTCATTGCCACCACCTAAATTACTAAACCAACTTTTTATCACTGTACCGTCAACGGTTGAATGAACTGGTGTGCCTGCATTCACTGCATAGTCAATGCCTGCGTGTCCGTTTGCTTGCCAACCTCTTGAAATCGGCCAATCTTTAAATGGATAGTAAAAATTCACTTCTTTTGAAGGTTTATCACTACTTCCACTATGGCTAGGATTTGACGGTTTGTCATCTTTTTTATTCTTTTGAGGTTTGTAATCGTTTTGGTCGAGGGCTTGCCAGTCTTTACTAATACGTATAGCCATTGGAATGTATTTAGGAGGATTAGGGTTTTTCAATGCAATTCCTAGTACGATTGTACTATTTGAATATTCGCCGTCTGGATAAACGGTTTTGATTTTCATTTGTGTACTTTTTGATTTTTGTTGAGGTTCAATCGTTTCATTAAATGATACTTTTTTAAGATTGAATTTGCTATATTCTTCATTTGTTCGACCGTTCCAATCGTCAATCGTTTCACTATTAATTGAAATCGTTCTATGAACTCTGACACCTGCACCTGCAAAGTCGGTCAATTTACCGTCTAATAATTCGAGTTGAACATAACCTTTAACTTTAATATTACCACCCGATTGTTCCTCTTCATCTTCAACATGCACGCTTTCAATCATGAAACGGGTAGACGCCCATTTTTCTTGGTTTTGTCCGTATTGAATATATATTTTATCTCCATTGATACTATTAAAATAATCAACACTTGCTCCACCACTCCACCAATTAGATTTGGCACGACTGCCTGCCCATGCAGGAACAGTCGAACCTTTATCAACAATATTAGATGAAGTTGATACATCAAATAACTTCTCTAGTTTTGCCATATTTCCACCTACTTTTCATATCCGACAACAATGTCAAATTCTGTTTTGCCTTTGTTTGTTCTGATATATGTTGCGCCGTCAGGTTTATTTGTAAAGACGTTGATATTACCTGTTGCAATGTCACGACCTTTATTAAATTTGAATTTGTCGAGGTCTTTGCTATCAACGGCACCACTGTCGTATAAATTATTCACGATTTTTTGTAGTGCGTCTTGTAAGGTATCCAATTTTTTTTCGATACCGTCCATACGTTTTGCTAAATCGTTGATGAAATCAACAAGGTCATGTAAGAAACCATTAAATCGTGCTAAATAATCATAATAACTTTTGGCGTTGGTATTATAGTCTGCAATATCATCATAAAAAGGCTCTCTATAAATGCCTCTTCTATATCTTGGATAACCGTACCCCTCTTCATAATATGGAAATCGTCTCATACTTTAACCTCTTTTCACTTTTGTTAATTTGCCCCATAGGTTTTTCTCATTTAATATTTTTTCGTGTTTGTCCTCAATTTTACCAATTGGCATATAGAAATCTTTGTTGCTAGAACCTTTGGCTTGATATTTGAAGCGTATCCACCATAATTTAGCTTGTTTATCTTTAATAATTTGGTCGAATTTTACATATTGGTTCGGTTGTATATAAGAATTTGATGGTACTTCTTTTGCGTCTAAACCATAGCTATATCTTGGTACGATTGGAAGTGTATTGTTTTTGTGAGATGTAAATACACCACTCCAATTGTATTTAAAATATTTTTTATGACTAATCGTTGGTTTTTCTGGTGTTTTGCCTCCATTTGCGTAATGTCTCACACGTTCAATAAAGTAATCAATCAGTTTTAATTGATTGGCTCTTGTGTTTGGCGCATTGACACCAACATGAATATCCCAACTTCTATGAGGACAAGAAGTAGAAAAGTATTCACGGTGTAGGTTTACGGTGTCGCGATTGATTGGTAATTTATAAGATTTCATTACATCAGCAGCTACTTTTAATGTAGCTTCTTCGTTTTTTAAAAATGTTTCATCTGATATGTGGTTTGGAAAACTCTCACATACTTCAAAACCAATTAAATGTTGATTAGCATAATTATTGCCACAATGCCACTCAACATAGTTGGTTGGGTGGTACCATAAAACATCGTTGCGATTGGCGTATACAGAAGCCCAACCTGCTGTATAACTTCCATTTTGTTCACGTGTGTATAACCAATTCAAATATTGTTTCGGTGTCATACTACCGTAATCATTATGAATCACGACACCGTCAATACTGGGTTTCGGTTGTGTGAGTTTACGTCCTTTAATATGATTTGAATAAATATTTGCCATTGTTTAACCTCCTTACCAAATTTGTAAAAAACATTTTTGGTCGAATTTATTCATGATTCTTTCTTTCATTTCGAATACTTTATCTAGGTTGTCTGGATTAAATGTTCTATTTTCACTATTTGAATTCGCTTTACTATTACCTTGACTTTGTGTTTTATTAACATTGTTTGTATCGGCATAATTTAAATCATCATCAGTTACATTTAAGTTTACTTCTGTTTGAGGTAGAGTAGCTTCTAATCCTCTGTAATCTGATGTCTGTTTTGATTGTTCGTCACTGTGTGTTTCACTTGTTGCTTTATTTTCTATAAAGCTATCAAGTTGTCCGAATGTATAATAAATGTATTCTGAATACTGAATAAATAAAGTCACAACTTGCGATTGAAACGCTTCAAGTGTTTGTCTCCCTATTTGTCTATCCATGAAACGATTAGTAAAGGCTTCTTTGAAATTACGGTCTATGGTTTTATCAGGATATGAACGATTACCAAAGAAATGTTTTGTCACAATGTCGTATACATCATCATCGAATTTTGCTACTTTTTCAATAAAAGCGTATTTGTCGTCAAAAAAGGTTAATCGACCGTCATTTATAAATTCATTCTCACCTCTTTTAATAAGCTCGGAACGTAAAATATCCATGAGTGTTGTCGTATGTTTACTCATTGTTATTGTCCTCACTTTCTAATGTCGTTATGTTAATTTTACTAATCGCCTCATCATCGTAATAGGGGAATATATCCAAATTAAATCTTCTATTTAATTTCTTAAATGGTTCACGACCTCTAATATAAATATTACTGTTTGATGTTGTAAATCCTCTGTTACTTTTAGCCTCTGTATCACTCACGCCACTTTCTTTATCAACAGCAAGTGAATTGACACCTAAAAAGTTTGATAACTCACTTATTTTATTTTGATATTCTCGTTTCATTTGAACCAGTGCATTTGTCACATAATCACTGCCTAAATCAATAATATCTTCCTCAACATCAACGAGGTTAGAAACTTTTATAAATGGACTACCATTATAGAGTTGGTTGATGAATTGGTTTACTGTTTCATCGTTCACTTCACTTAAAAATATTTTACTGAATTTGGATTGCATAATCAGTGAAAAACGACTTAAAACGATTTCTGCTAATTCATCACAATAATGCTCTAATATTTCAAAATCATTTGTGAAATTAAGTGGTTTGTTATTAATCACAACAAAATCGCCACTTTGACAATCATCATAATATTCAATTTCTAAACATTCATCAGGTATCAAATGTTCAGGAATAGTAAAATAAATATCTTTCTTTTTTCTTCTTCTGTAATTTGTAAAATCGGCGAGGTTAGTGATGTTGTAATATTGATTTTTATAATCTCTCACATAACCTAATATCATAATTCTTTGGTTTCTTGCTCGACCAACGACAACTTGATAGCCATGATGTAACATCACTTCAAG